TGGCCCAGCAGGCCGCGGCAACAAAAAATGTCAAGGCGGCAGGAACAGCAACAAAATTATCAAGGGCCGCAAGAGTATTATCAATGGGTAGATTCTTCGGCGGACTGGTAAGTTTTGGTATTAGTGAAGCAGTGTGGCAGATGGGCAGTGCAATGATTGACGAAGCAAACAGGGAAATTGCTGCTAGTGAAGCATTACTAAATGTAGGATTGCCTCAAAAGGATGCTGAAGGAGTCAGCAGATCCACGAACGTAGGAGTACAGACTGACTTCATGGGCAGACCCATTCCCGGCACGGGCATAGTTCTGTCAACCCCCGAGTCCAGAAGGACGGATGAGACGGGAACAGAATCTTTTGCTAGAGACAGACTTAAAGAAAATGAACATTTAATCATGGAGCAAATTGAACTTGCCGATAAGGCATTAGAAGAATCGCGTGACGAAGATGCAATGAATCATTTTGAAACCATTCAAACCTTCTTGAATGAACGTGGAGAGATCGCCCGGGCAATGACTCCGAAGGATTGGAGAGAAGCAGTTGATATTATTCGTTTTGACAGTGAACCAATTTATGATAAGTCAAGACATATACTAAGAACATCAGAACATCGCATCAACTCATTCTGGTCGCCAATGGATTGGACAGTATGGAAAAGGACATACGATCTTTTTGAACAGTTTAATCCCAAACGAGCGGCGAGGATGATCAATCTAGGGGCCGCCAAGGAAGGACATGAATCTAATCGAATCATCGGAGACACTGCCATAGATAAGGCACTAAGGACGATGGGGTTTGCTGGTACTCGTCGAACACCAGAAGGAGGAACTGAAGTAAGAAGCAGTCCTCAACGTGAAGCAGGTAAGAGAAGAAAACAACACAATCTAGGACAACCAACACCAGAACCTATTTCTATGTTGCCTGCCCAAAGGATGTTAAATGGCATGATGAATATAGAAAGAAATGCAGCAGGAACATTTGAAAATACATTGTTTGCTTCTTCTTCCCCTAATGTTATGTTGTCCAATGTAAATGCCCCCACCATATCACAACAAAATACCACAAATTATGTGGCAGACGGATATAATGATGCTTCGTTTATGGATAGAGAAAGAGCAATGTTGTTTAACGAAGCCAACTATAATATAAGAGGTTACTTGGCAACGTAAAAGAAAACCCCCTCCGAAGAGGGGGTTTCCCGACTTAATGAAGGTACTACTTAATCAACCTTCATTAGCCAACTTCTCGAAGTAAGACAATGCATCTTCATTTTCAAGAGAATCACTAGCATTGTTACTTTCTTCTGAAGTTTCAGACTCTTCCTCCTGAGTATTAGAAACAGTCTCAGCAGTCTCTGTGTATCGGGTATCACCCTTGAGAACAGAGTCAAGTTTTGACTTGAGTTCGTCGTAGGACTTGAAGTTAGAAGGCGAAAGGAATTCCTGAAGAGAGTATTGACTCTTCCAGAGTTCTTCCAACTTTTCGTCATCTCCATCAAGAAGTGGAGATGAAGATTCAAACTCACTCTTATCATAGTTCGTGAATCCTGCAACCTTTCTCACCTTGAGACGGAAGTTTGCACCATTCCACAAATCGAATGGGTTTACTGCTTCATCGTCTTCAAATTCAGGTTGCATCTTATCCATGATCTTATCAAAGATCTTCTTCCCGAACTTGTAAAGGAATACCTTACCTTCGTTTTCGGGATTCTTTGGATCAGAAATCACCATGATGTTTGCGAAATAACTCAGTCGTCGCTTTCGCTGCCGAGCAATTTCCTTGTCCGATTCAACACCACTGTTCCAGAGTTGACTGTTCATTTCCGAAACAGGATCGTTCTTCCCTAGAGTCGTGAGACTATTTTCGATGTACCAACCACCCGGGCCCTTGAACCCATGATTGAACACTCGAACCCACGGGAGTTCTTCATTTTGTGGTGCCGGAAGGAAACGAATAACCGCATATCCATTTCCTGCCTTATCTGTCTCTGGCTTCCAGAGACGGTCATCCTTGTAGGATTCGCTCTTGCTGGTCAACTTGTTAAGTTCACCAGTCAACTTTTCAAAACTTGAACGAGAATTGCTTTTTAGATCTTTAAACGACATATGTACTCCTTTGTTTTCTTGTTGTGTACGATGTATGAAACTTATATAAGTATACAGTATTTATACCCATTGTCAAGCATTATATGGGTAATTTTGATATTTTTGGTAGGAGATTCGAGTCTTCGCCTTCTTGTTGGATCTTCTCGATGAGAGGTTTCGAGAGAAGTTTGGCGCCTGATGAAAAATCAATATCGAAACTTTCACAGGAATTTATTACGGCGGTAATGTACGAATCGCAAATTTCTGCCTCTTTTTCCACCAACTGACAAAAATCAAATTCATTTACACTCATATATGATCTCCTTTCTATATAGGAAATTATACAACAAATAAATACAATGTCAATTCGTTATACATATAAAGTACTAAAGATTTTGATCATCAGGAGAAAAATATATGGCTGCATCTAAAAAAGGATCATTGCAACTTTCGGCGGTTCAGGGAACAACTGGTTCCTATATCTTAACCGAGACTCATGGTCAAACTTGCACAGGCATTAGTTCTGGTGTTAGTGGCTATACTGGGGATTATGACGTTCAGGTGAATAAAGTTGCTTGGGGTGCCACTGGAGAATTTCAGTGGGTAAACGATACCGTTATTAGCGTTTCTGGAACATCTTGTGGTGCAGGACCACTACCAGTTCAACTCCGATCTTCTGCTGGTGCAGCAATAAGCACCTCTGCAATAAATGGTTCTACCAGCAGAGCAGTGGATGTTAATATTCTCAACCAAGGCGGTTCTGCTGCACAAATTGATATTTCTAACATCAATGCAGGCAGTTATGCAACCGCAGGGGCATATATTGCGGTTGCTGGTACAACAAACGGTGGTTATGTTCCCGTTGCCGGTGATACCGGGGGTGGTGCAATTCCTCATGTTGGAGCAACCACTGACACTGGTTCCACGTTCTCTACTAACGCAACTGCTGCGAAAGCAAGAGGTACAACTGGTGCGTTCATCGGAACCATTTCTGCCAAACTAAGAGCAATTGCAAGTTACCTCGGACAGATGAAAGTCGGTGGAACTGGTGCAGACGGTGTATATCGAGCATCTGGTCTTTCTTCTGATATTAGAAGTCTTGGGTGTGGGATTACAATCTCACCAACTGGTGGTATTACATTCAATGCACAGTTAAGTGCAATTGCTGGTGGAGTTACAATCGGAATCGGTTCCGTCGCAGTGGACAATCCGGTAGTCATGGGTTCAAATACATGTGGTACTGGCGGAGCATACGCAGGTTCTGGTGGAGTCCAAGTTAGAACCTCTTCAGTTCCTCTCAAGTCTGGTATTAGAATCAAGAATACACACGGTTCAGGAACACTTACAGTTTCATATGACTCTGCTGCCGGTTCTACATCAGCAATGACTGGTGGTTGGGACTTGGATGATGCTGAAGAAGTCTTCGTCGAAGTGGATAACATGAACAAGATTTATGTCAGAGGAACTGTAGACGCAGGAATGAATTACTCTTACTACGCAAACTGATATGTTAAGCGAAAAATTTACAAAAAATAAAAAACCTGCTAGGCAAAAAGCAAACCGCCGGCCTGAACCAACTGTGACGAGAGGTCCTTTGCGTAAACGAAAAGCGGAACTCAGTGTTTCTACTATTGATGTTGGTGCTGGTGCCGCAGGATTTGATCCTTTAGATCTTTCGGGTTGTTACTTCTGGTTCAGAGCAGATCAGATTAGTGGACCGTCGAATGGAGACAACATCACCTCCAGTCACACAGTTCCAAACGAAGGTGCTTCAGGAGCGTTTGTGCATTCAACAACATCAAGCGAACAACCAACATACACCGCAAGTGCAATCAACTCCGAACCAGCAATTACCTTTGACGGAACCTCCGAATGGCTTCGTTTGGATTCTGGTTTGAGTTGGGGAGAATTATTTGATGTGACTGAGTTGGAGAGCGACTACACTGTTATGATTGTGTGTAGACCCCATGATGTATCAGATAATAGTCAGAGAATTTTTGGAATGACGCCCAACGCGGTGCCGAACTCCGGGAACGGAGTATCAAGTGTAAATAATTGTCTATGGATGGGCATTAGGAATTCCTCTAAGTTTTCAATCTGCGGCAAATCCCCCGGTAACGATGAAGTTCAAGCAGCGGCCGCGATATCAGACAACGAAGCACACATTTTTACCGCAGTATATGATCATTCAGAAACAACGATGTATCTCTTTCAGGATGGACATAAGAGTGCTTCTGATTCTTCATGGGAAGGCGGCGAACGACATGCTGACAATATTCAACTGGGCAGTCTTCCCATTATAGGTAGAGGTGGAACATCATACTCAGATAAATTCGATGGTGATATTGCAGAGATTCTAATCTATGACAGAAAATTTTCAGAGAGAAATCTAACCAAACTTCACCACTACTTGGGCAGGAAGTACGGTATCAACACAAAATCCGGTCGTAAGTCTATATCTCGTTATTGATTAGAAGTTCTTCTTGGTAGTCCCGAATACATTTTAGAAGTGGTTTCACATACCGAATGGGATTGTCCTGAAAGACTTGACTCTCTCCTTGTTCGGTTGCAATCAAGATGACAATGTTGTCAATCTTCTGCCCAGTCATTTCTTGCCACATAATTGCATACGCAGTGGCTTGCATGAAGTAATTCTCAATGTCTTGCTTTCGTTTTACTTTCGTAGAACCCTTAAAGTCAATGATTGAAAGTTTGCCATTATACTCGGCAACACAATCAACTCTGCCTGCAAGTTCCAGAGTGGAAGACCACAAAGGAATTTCCTGAGCATATACATTGTCTATATTATTCAGTTCTGGTTGTAGTTGCAAAAACAAATCTAGAATTGGAAGGGGAATGGCCACCTTGGAATCCATTTCATTGTTGATATAGTCTTCGATTAGACTGTGCAATTTATTTCCGCGATTCAGAACTCGTCTAGATTCTTTGGGATTTTCTTCCCGCCACTTGGCGAAGAACTTTCTCTTTTCCCAACCAGTAACGGTAGTCACTGAAGGGTAGTGTCCTTCAGGGGTATCATAGAATCTTTGACCGTTTTCGTTTACGGTATTCAGGTCGGAGAACTTGTCTTCCATGACCACATGCTTAAATTTCTTCATATCCATATATCACCTACTTCATAAATTATACATCAAAAAACACAAAAGTCAAGCAAAATTATCCATTACCTTGTTCTGCCATTCTTTTCCAATAATCCTGTAACCATTGCCAAATATCTTCCCAAGAAGGAATGTCAAATTGAGGCCCCTGACCTGGCTGAGGCATGGTCCCCGGCCGATGATCGGCCGGTGGTACGGTGGGCATAGGTACTGGTTTATCCCACTGTTCACCAAGTCGGCGTTTACGTCGTCTACCAGCACCAGTAAACCTGCTTGGTGATCTCATACCAAATTTACCGTCACCCTTGCTGTAGTATCCGTCTGTGGGTGATCCGTCTGGCGCTCTTCTCATGTCTCTTGCTGGGTTTCGCTTGTTTCTCTTCTTGTCGAGGTAGGTGGTTTCTTTTTCATCAACCTGTTCGACCCTCTTCTTCCTCTTGGGCATGGTCTGGTATGGTAGTTTTGCTCTCCTACCCATACCAGTAACCTTTCTTGATTTGCTCCGTTGTGGTGCGTTAAATGCAACCTTACCATCACCCTTAGAGACGTATCCACCATGCGGCGCACCCTCTGGTGCTTTTCTCTTGTATTTTGCTAGGTGTTGTTTGTCTCTCTTCTTCCTGATATACATACCTTCTTCTTCCATTCGCCGACGCATTCCGCCTGTTCTACCAAGCATCTTGTCTCTGCCTTTAACGCCACCTTCATTGCCCATGACTGGTGACATTCCACCACCGACTGCGTTGGCGAACTGTTCCTTCATTGGTGCTTTTGGCATGGCAGTCAAATCTCTACCAACTGCAAACTTTCTCTTTTCCTGATCAAGAATATCCTTGAGGAAAGATTTGATTTGCTGTGCATACTTGTCAAGGAATTCTTGAGATGCTTCGGTTGTGCCAGGAGGTAGTTGTCTTGGCATTTCCTTTGGTGCGCCGGGAATTCCTGCGAATTGAGGGGGTACAGGTTGCCCCGGTACAGGACCCTCTTGTCTTTGTGGCATCATGGGCGCACCAGGCATTCCCGGTCCGGGACCAGGGGCCCCAGAGGGTTTGACATCCATAGGAACAGAATCTTCTTCTGGTCTTAAGTGGTGTCTTTCAACCTTCTTGATACCCATTCTTTGAGCAAAGTCCTTCGATGGTTCCATTGCTCTTGGTCCATCGGTTTCCTTCGGAGGACCGCCCATTCCCGGCATTCCCATAGGAGGACCACCTGCACCCATTGGTGGTGTAGGGGGTTTGGGTGGTAGTCCGGGTTGATCGTCCATCGATGGTGCTTTTGGTTTCTTTGGCATTCCCATAGGAGGCATACCAGGCATTCCCATAGGAGGACCACCTGCACCCATAGGAGGTTTAGGCATTCTAGGCATTCCCATAGGAGGACCACCTGCACCCATAGGAGGTTTAGGCATTCTAGGCATTCCCATAGGAGGACCACCTGCACCCATAGGAGGTTTAGGCATTCCCATAGGAGGCATTTTCGGCATTCCAGGTCTACCACCAAGTCGAGACATTTCCGGCATCGGAGGTCTATCAGTTAGAGAAGGCATTGGAGGACCACCAACAGAAGGTGGACTTGGTAGTGATGGTTTTCTTACCATACCTGCCAGATCTTTAAAACCAAGATCAGCACTTACAGCACCTGGCTGTCCTGTTTCAAGTGGACGAACAGCACCGGGTTGCATCATGCCTTTCATTTGCGGGGCCATTTTTTCCATTCCCCGCTTCATGTTTTGCATGGTTCCCATGGCCATCCTGCGAATTCTTTCTTCCTCTTCGTCACGAACACCAGTATATTGTTCTGTTAGACCAGAAGATTTACGAAGGATGGACTGTACTACTTTTTTACCTTTAGATGACATATTCTTTTGTTCCTTTTTCATCATTTCGATGGTGTCTTTCATGCCTTTTTTTGTCATGAAGTGAAGATTTGTTGGTTCTACCACAGGTGCGCCGCCGGTGGTCATTGTTGCTACCATAGAAAGAAGTTCTTTTTCTTCTTTGCTAAATCCTTTAAAATCTCCGGCGCTTAATTTATTACTCATCGGTTACTCCAGTTTGACCATCCTGTTGGGATAAAGGTTTGTGGTTGAACATAATCATAAGATACGCTTCCTTCGCCCATTTCTGTGGCAATACCCTTTATTGTATTTAGGATATTCTGGGTTCTATGTGTTCTATCTTCACTTGCAGGAAGAGTCATTATGTTTTCTAATTCTTGAGCGATCTTTAATTTTCTAGGATCGCTGTCTGACATTTGTTTGAGTGTTGCTTTGTATGCACTTGCTTCTTCCGGCCTTATCGTATAATTTGTGAGGCTTTCAAATCCTTTCAGGAAAGAATCAAAATTATATACAGTTCTATCTGAGATATTTCTTATCAATTCAGAAGATGATGATGGATTTACAAGAACAGTAACACCGCGAGTACTTGCGATTGTATTTGCTTTGTCAGCAGCACCACCCAAAGCACCGGGGAGTACTGATAATTTATTCCCCGCCTTCTCGTTCAGTTCGACCTGTTCAGATAGAAATGTTTTGTAGTCTTTCATTTAGATCCTCAAAACAGAGAGATGATATTCTGTGCTGTGGTTTTTAGGGTAGCAGCAGCGGTTGCACCATATACTTTAGCATGATGAATAGGAAGTATTGTTCCTGCCGGAACATTTGTAAATTGAACATCTTGACCGTCTACTGTTTGGACACCAACAGATCCTGTACCACTTGCTGGTCCACCAACGTATATTGCAACACCATATAGGGTAGTATCCCCAGTAGGTCCTGCTGCGGATGAAATCACCTGTGCTGTTTTATAAACTTCTCTTCCTGCCATTGTATTCTCCTAATGTTGGAAAGTTCTTTATGAATATGTATAATGAAGATTAGTTTGATTTTCTGAAGAATAATCTATTATACATATTAGACATTAATATGGTAAACAATACCGTCAACATGGAGAACTATAAATGAGCGAATCTTTTAAGAGAAAACTAGAAGAAGAATTTGAATCAATTCGTTATCAAATCTTCTTTGAACAAAACGTAGAGGACGGTTGGTATACAACCCCATACGATGGTTCCAGAATGAAACCTTGGCGCAGAACAGCAGACGATGATCCTCGCGGAACATTCCAAGGCCCTCCGGGAGCAAGGCCGGACCTGGGCCCTACCGTAAAACCCTCCGGGACTGGTATTAGACCAAACAACGATCAAAACCCAGACGATCAGGGAACAATTCCAGTCGATAATATTCCTGGCTGGCTTCAAGACTATATTGACGGTGTTTTTCCAAACGGACTTCCTGATGGATACACAATTCATATATACATAACTCTTGGTGAGACCTGGTACGCAATTGTAGGACCAGACGGTAGAGTTATAAGATATATCATTCGATTGCAAGACGGTACACCTTGGGGCATTCCTCCGGGTTCCTTTGTTTATGGATACGATTCAAATGGTGTTCCTCTCATCTGGATTCCCGGAACGAACGGATGGCCTGGTGGTATCTACCACGGTGGTGGTGAATGGGTAGAATTCCTACCCGGAACTTTCCCCGGAGTCTCTTTCCCAGTAAGAAGAGGCGCCAACGGCCTTTGGTACTGGCAGCAGGGTGGGGAATGGGTTCCTTGGGAACCCGGTCAACCTGCCGGTTACAATGAACCCGACTCTCAGGGTGGTATTGAAGGTTGGTGGAATGGCCTACCAGACTGGATGAAGGCCGTGATCATTGCAGCAGTCATTGCTGGTGCCGCATGGGTTGGTGCAGAAATTGCTAACTGGATCAACGGTAACGAACATGTCAACACTGAAGGCGGCGGCCCACCCGTTCCTCCCGGTGGTGATGGTTCAAACGAAGGTGGCGGCGGCGAAGAAGGCGGCGGTGGCGGCGGTGATGATGATGATAATGATGCTGAACCTCCCGGAGGCGGCGGTGGCGGCCCCGGCGGTCCATGATCACCTGAAAAATAATTTTACATTTAAGCAAGAAACCCCTCGTAAGAGGGGTTTTTTGTGTTCTGTTTTTAACTAAGTTTTATACATATAACAGTGAGTAAAAGAAACCAATACTTTAACTCGAAAAAACGACGACGCCTTAAGTGGTGCCGTCGTTTTTTCACAAATACAAAATCAGGCGGCCGGGCAACTTGGCGACAGAGTTCTAGAACGATGCGCCATCCATGCACGGTGTAGATTATTCTGTGTTTTAATCTACACCAAGGAATTTCGCTACCTTACGACCGTCATCATAGTAGACGACCTCCCGCTCAGAGTCACAGGCGGGAGGTTGTCTTTTATATAGTATTTTTAATCAGGGATCTACACACTCACCAGCAATGATTCTCTTAAAATCTTTTGTCAAGAATGCTTGGAACTGGGGC